TAATGTGACGTACACACAGGAAGGAAATTACAATTACAAAGCTGAAGAAACTACTTGCGATCTAATCGCAGAGATAGAAGTGAAGAACAGTAAAGGTCCTGTCGTTTTCGAGAAACCCTTGCAAAACGTAGAGATTAGTTTATTACAACAGAGACCGACTAATAAAAAGATTTTGCTGTGGATTGAGCAATCGATTCTTGACTATCTCGACATTATAAAGCCCCCTGAGTGTTCGACTCAAGAAGCTATCAGACAAATACTCCGACAGATTTTACCTGCGATGCTGCGAGACGAATTAGCAAAAAAACCTAGCCTTTTACAAGATATACAGGATAAGATACCTGTAGATTAATCCTTCTTGAGCATTAATTCCTTTCTCAGTTACCTTTTTTAGAGGTAACTTTTTTATTTAACCTGTCGGCAGAACTATTCAATCAATCCGTGCATCTTGAGAGAATCTATCTCGCAAATCAATGGATTTATTTTGCTGCAGTATTTCCCCTATTCCCTACCCTTGTCGGTTGGAGGTGGAGCAAATGTTATGTGAACATTTGTAACCATCTGTGAATTATTGACAATTTTTTCTGATAAGAAGATACGTAGGCTTTTGAGACAAGACGGTTCAAACGTGCTACCTACTCCGAATTTATTTAGATTGACAAGAAATAGGGTTCTGTTAGAGAATGCGACCAAAAAAAACTAAATTTTTCTTTAGGATTAATTGGTTGCATTAGTTTATTTAGATTGACAAGAAATAGGGTTCTGTTAGAGAATGCGACCAAAAAAACTAAATTTTTTCTTAGAGATTCTGATTAACCCACGTGCGCAAATCCTCTTCAGTTTTGAAAAGCGAACCGGGACAACTCGTGTCTATCCCTACAAATCTGTGTCCGGTTATTTTTGATTTCGGAATATTCCAGCGAGCCATTACGTCTTTTAACAGACCGATTAAAACTTTTTCTTGCGGTGGTGTAAGTTTTTCCCCTGCCGCTGCTGCACATTCGATACCGATAGAATAGCTGTTGGTGTGTCGAGCGTGGAAAGCTTTATGCTCTTCACGCACCATTTGTACCAATTCACCCTCTCTACCAACCACATAATGCGCAGAGACTTTAGATTTAGGGTTTTGGAACCAACTTACAGCAGATTTGTAGTTTGATTCGGCAGTATAATGCAGCACAATTATAGTAGGAGTTTTTCCGCCCCTAGATGTTGCGTAATTCGTTGAGTGCGCAGGTATCCATTTAGAAGTAACTTCCATTTTTAAAATCCTCCTAGCTTCTGGTAGATGTTTTAAAACTTTCGCTACATAATCCGGATCTTCTGCGTACCCTTTCGAGACCAAAAATTTTATGAAATTTATCGTACCTCCCGTATGCTCCCTCCATCCATTATACACGCTTCGACTTATGAAGACCTCGTACCCGCGAGCAAAAGAATTTATGTCTGGAAATTTAGCGTAGAAATGTGATTTATACCTGATAGGTGTAGCTGATACTTGTTTTAATTCTTCTCTGTATTTCAAACCAGCGAGATTGAAGTGTTGGGTGGCTAAGATTGAAGTGCCTCTTGCACTTTCGTGCAGCCACTGTGCAAGAATTTGAGCGTGGATATTTGGGGGGAAGAACCCAGATAGCCTTAGCCGAGCGCGTTTTAAAAGGTCTGAGCTTCCCCCTCCGTCACCTTCCCCAGTCAAAGAAGGTAGTTTAAGGGTATTCACTTTTTTTTAAAAAATAAATCTTTTATTTTTGTTATGATGCCTATCGCCCTTTTAGCTATTTCTTCAATCTCTACCTTATCAAGATCTGACAATTCCGCAGTAATTGTCCCAAATCCCGCTAAAGCTATTTGGATTTTAGAGAATAAAGGTACTAGATGAACTAATTCTGTGATTGTAAGTTTGCCATCTTCAAAAATAATTGCGAATTTCTCAAGGCTAGCTTCTACAACGTCAAAAACTTCTAGTAAATCCTGAATGTTGTCGCGCATAAATCGCCTCCAAATATTCCGGTAAACTCCCAAAATTGCCCGTTTGGGCAATATTGTCACTAATCTGTCTTTTCAAATCCTTCCTTTATTTTTACACAGTTAGAGTTTTGGGTTTAGTTTTATTTTTAGTCCCCGAAAACTCTAGAACTGACAATCGTTCTCGGATTTCAGTCTGATTCTCTCTGATATCTTTTAAGTCGTCTCGCATCTCAGAACTGGCAGCTAAGATTTCTTTTATATCCTGCACTTCGGAAATTAAAGCTTGGATACGTTCTTCTAAATTTCTATCCCGTGAATCTAATTGATTGATTAAACGTTTCAGAAACCAGATAAAAATACTAAGTATTACACCGATACCTCCAGTTCCTAAAGCTTGTGCGCCTTCCAAAATTTCCATGGAATTACCTCACATAATTAATCCATTCCGAAAACGAATCAGTTTTTATTTTCGTGGGAGTAATTCCTATCCCGATAAAAAAATGGCTAATTGTAGTGCTCAAATTGCCTGTCTGGGTGTTGTAGTAGTAGCGAGATCCTGGGGTAAAATTCACACCCCCCTGAGTTCCCCTAGAAATACCAGAATAGATGCCTCCGAATCTGATAACTGGCACCAATTCTCCTGAATTCACAGATTTTGCAGCTATCCCGAAGATGTTCCCGGGATTTATTACTGACACAGTGTTGTTAGCTGCAAGACCAGAGCTAGCCGCTATTAGGATTCCAGTCTCTTCGGAGTAATACGAGTCGACACCAGTCGAAACCGCCGGAAAAACATCCTCTGAAACCTGCACGGCGCCTTGCTGTGGACTGAGATACGTACTGTAATATTTGGCGTCTTTACCGTTGTAGAAGACAAGCGCTTTATCTTTTGAAAATATTGAAAAATTGAAACCGCCATTTAACCCATTCAACCCCGCACTAGCGAAAGTTTGTCGGAATGAAGTTGTGAAGGGTGAGGCCGTGAGTCGGTCAACAAAATTTCCAAAGATTTGAGCCGTATTACCAGTGGATGTAATCCTCCAAATTGTTATTCCTCCATGAGAATTGTTGGCGAATACGTAAGGTTCCCCAAAGTCAGAGGCGCTTGTAGTTATTAGACCCTGGCAAGTTATAGTTCCAGAAGAAGAAGTACATTGATTATGTGCCCCGGCAGAATTCACAAAATACATTGTCCCAGGAGTCCCGGAGTTAGGTATCACCCCCATCCTGCAAAAATTATTCGAGGAAATAATTGTTTGCGGACCGTTTACAGAGACTGACAAACCTGACACACTAACAGTGACTGCAGAGCATGCGTTTGAAGTAGTATTGCCCATAGCAAACACGAGACGACTATCGTTTCCTATATATTCACAGTCTAAATTTGCGTCGGCATTAGCAGAAGGGAAGGCCGAAGTCTCAATTCCGAGGGTTAAAACATCTGTGTTTAAATCAATACTCGCGGCTTTAAACCCCAGAGAAGTACCACTAGTCGGTTGACCTGCAAATACGATTCTAGAAGCCGCATAGTTCCAACATACCTCCGCAGGGCCGTTGGAGTGAGCCATTATAGTCGTGGCAGGACCTAAAGTTATAGTCCCGTCAGGTGCTACTCTCCCGACTTTGGCTTTTCGATCGTTAGAACTTGCGTCGTGGTAGAAAACTATCACTCGTGCCGGTTTTGTTGGAGTTACTAATATTTTGACGTTATTTATTGAGTTAGTCGATATCTGCGTTCGCACGGACTTGTAAGCAGGACCAACTAGCATATCTAAAGTGGATATATAATTGTTAGATTCGTTGTATCCGTATCTAACAATCTGTCCCGAATTTATATTGCCGATAGCCCTGTAATACTCTGCGCCAGGTATTGTTTCGGTGCCATCTACACTTCTACCTACTAAATTACCTCGATCTATTTTAATGTCTGCTACGTTGCCTGAATAAACCAAAAACGCACAAAAGATGAAAAGTAAAATTCGGAACATCAGTGTTACTCCCTATTTGAGAGATTTAATAAATTTCCAGCATCTATATCAGACCATGAACCGAACAGTTTCGAAGATCTAGAGTCTAACACACCGGCGAAGGGCAGAGAGATTGTATTGTCTTTATCTTCTGTTCTAATCGTATTGACCCAAGAAGAATGCGTCTTAACAGAACCTGAGTGAACAATTTTAGATCCGGCGATCTTTTTTATCTCAGCATCCGTTAAAAACCTTTTCGCTAAGAAAACTTGTTCGATTTGGCCCTCAAAAGGTAAAGATCCTCCAGACCTTCTTGCCCCCACCACAAAGTAATTTGAAGGGTTAGTGATAGGCAAACTGGATTGCTGGGAACTAACTAAATCCCCATTTATAAAAATGTCCGTGGTCAGTCTTGTGGGGTCGTATCTGCAAGCCACGTGCACCCAAGATCCTTCAATGATCTCTAAGGGAGATAAGTAGATATGGTGATCGTTTACATTACTCCCGACACCGATCCTGCATAAAATACCCCCGTCACCGGAAGCAGTAAAAAGCTGTATCGAATCGGTGAAGTCGTTCCCGTTACCGATCCAAATCAAAGCTCTGTTAGTGTTAACAGTCGCATTATACCAATACCTTGACTTAAACCACCCACCAACTGTCTGGTGGCCAGTACCAGGATTTAAAGCTGCAGAAGTGCTTTCAAAACGCTGATTAACTCCGTCTAAACTCGCAGCGCCAGATATACCGAAGATATTCAACCCGGTAAAAGGCGTGGAGTTCAAATTTGTTAGATTTTCACCGTTCCCGGAATCATCTAAAGAGTCTGCGTTTAAGTTCCAAAAATAAACTTTCCCCACTAAAGGAGAGAAATTGAAACTGTCCGCATCTAAAACATGCCCCCCGGCTAGTTGATCAGTATTTGTGAATCTACGAGAGTAAATTGCTTTAATCTCAGATTCCGTCAGTACAGTAGTAGCTCCAGGATCCCCATAGAAAAAGAAATCTTGTACCTCACCCTTAAAATATTCTGTAGGCGATTGGGAGGGCGTGTCTATCGCACCGATATTTGTTTGACGAAATGAGGCAGAGTTAGTGTGTACCGAACCGGTACATGAACCCTTAAAAGTTAGGTCCCCATTGATGTAAACTTTTATTTCCGGACTTGTACTTCCAGATACCGTCATAGCCAGATGAACCCACTTACCTAACCATGATGGAGGTATAAAATGTCTAAAATCGAAATGTGTAGTAGTGCATCCACGAAAAAATTGGAGAGTCCCATCAGTTAATACTCGAAATTTTCTATTCTGATCACTGGGACCGGAAGAGAAAATCGCTTGGTTAGTTCCAAATCCGAATATCTTCACCCACAAACCGTAACTCTCGTAAACTGTTGAGTCGTAATGGGCTTCATCGTTGTAGACGAAATCGTCTACACCATCCAGAGTTAATACCGATTCTCTATCAAAAAATCCCTTACCACTCCAATTCGAAGACGAAAGACCGTTGGTTTGTAAATTATTGCCCCTCGACCCTTCCTCAAGAACCGGACTTTCAAAAGCGTCCAAGTGGAAGTAGCGGACGTTAGCTGCTACTGGGAATAAAGAGTCTACGAGTGCCCCCTGAGCATTAGATAAAGCACCCACAGTACCTACAGTCCGTTCAGGAAGTGTTACACCTGATTCCGGAGTATGCACGACTATGACGACAAATGTGTGTGGCCCGCCTGAGCTAGGCGTCGTGACATCGATTTCAGTTTTTTGGTTTACACCGTTTGCTACTATAGTCCATCCGGAAAGACCTGGGTTTGCAACTCTAGTTAAGTTGCCCGTAGTACCCGTGTAGATGTATACTTTTAAATCCTCAAAAGCTACACCGAAATTGTGCTTGTAGGTGCTAAGAGTAGAGTTAGCTATAGATGTGTAAACTTTGTATCTGCTATTATCTTGATCACCGAGTTGTTGGTAAATCGCTTGGATTTGCGTATGCAACGCAGCGCCTCCCGAAGTACCTAAAGCAGGATGGTCTAGGTCAGATCGAGAAATAACCACAGAGTAAGAAGCATCCTGAATAAATAAACTGGCAATAAATGCTAAAAACTTAATGTACCGCATTTGCACCTCCTGTTTCTTCCATCTTGCAACTTCCATCAATATATTGTGTGAATTTTTTGTCTGTAGTAACTAGTGTGAGCCCCTGGACTGAACCTGAATATGTACCTGTTTGAACTTTCATCATCCCACTTTCTTCTTTAAAACCTACCGGAACAGTTGAAACCCACTGGAATCTTACATAATCACGAATTAGGCACCCAGCTATCCTTAGTATCTCTCGTGTCTCCCTATTCTTCACTTCGATAAAAGCCATATTGGCGGTTTTTAAGTCTTGAGAATAAGCCCTAGTAGCTTCAGTCCCCCCAGGTCTTGTCCACTCCCCGAATCTTTGTCTTCCGTCTTGATAATCAAAACCCCAACGTATTTCAAAGCGGTAAGGAATAAATTTTACATCTTGCTGAATCATAAAAATGTCACCCTTTAAAAAATTGTAAACCCCCCTTTCGAAGAGGGTTTACATGCAGCGATGCTATGGACTACCCTACGCTGTGAAAGAGTATACTACCGCAAAAGCCCATTGCACTATCCCCCCGTCCGGATGAGCGGTAGGAAGATAAACACGTAGAAGGACTAAAGCACTATCTCCTCTCACAGTATCCAAAGATTTACCTATTTGACCATCTACAGGTGCCGACGGTGTCGCATGGCCAGCGTTCACCAAACTCTCGGACTGCAGTAGAAATGCGGACGCTAAATCTTGTCCGTCTGTACCGTTATCGCCGAAAATTTTAACGTTGGTCGGTCTTGAAGCAATATCAAATCTCGTGGTGTCGTTAGCCCCCAATCGTTGAGCAGCATCCATATCAATCCAGAGACCACCGGATAACCCGTCAAGGTTGTTTTTTGATGTTCCGGAAGCTGAGCCCAAAGATTTCATCGTCGTGTAATCAATAGCGGAAGATTGAGCACCACCATAAGTAAACCCAGTAGTGCTATAAGCATCTATGAAGAATTTCACATCTGTAATTGGATCTATAGCCGCGTCGTGCCTAATATATAGACTCTGAAACCCCTGATTTAATGCTTGATTCACTAGTGGAGCATACTTTCCGTTCTGTACCGAACCAAAATCTAAACCTGTTCCTCCTCCCGATAATGCATCAGCAATTGCACTACCGCCTAAAGTCTCAGACAAAGTTAAATTTACCGCCATTCCGAAACTCCTTAACTCTCTTGTGTTATTACGGCGGTAGTTCCGCCAGTTATACCTGTATACCCTGGCGACCAACCAGGGAATGGAACCATCTGAAAAGACCAAATTGTAGCAGGTATTTTTAAGCCTGCTGGATCGTATCCGACTTGTCTTACTAAACACGGCACGTCTGAGTAAATACTACTACCAATTTGTACGTTAAGTTTAACCATGTCTGAAATGTCTAGCAATACTGAACGCCAAGTCAACTCAACGTCAATAATTTCTAAATAGGCAGAAGCTAAACGCAACATCTCCTTCAATTGATTTATTACGACAAACTCCTCATAAAGATTTGGGAATACTATCTCTTTAAATATTTCCTTCCCCGCCTGATTTACGGCGGCGGAATTCCTATGTATCGGTGTCTTCCGCGAGTTCTCATTTAGATCGGGTAGAAAACTGTAAACCCCTTGAACCCTATTAAAATTGTTTCTTTCGTCGAGGTGGGGTGAAAAAGAATCTTTCACTACATCCCAGTTACGGATTCTATAGCTAGGTGAAGGATCTAAACTATCCAAATGCAAAGTGGATATTTTGAATTTTAGATTACGATCTACGAATACCTCACACCTTACTTGTTCTAAAAGAGATAAGGCGAAAGTTAAGCACGGCTGAGCTTCTTGCAGCCATACTCTTGATTTGAAATTTACTATCGCAGATTCTACTGGGGAATTTTTATCCCTGACCGTGTTCCAAGAAGAGTCAAAGTCGGGGGGAGTTAGGCCCCCGTAAGTCATCAGAATATCCCGAGCTATTTCTACGATGTTGTCATCGTAAGAACCTAAATCCTTGCCTTTTACTTTTACAAAGAAAGAATCGCCCGAATCATACTCGTAGGGATTACCCTCTACTAGTGTTACACCATTTTGGATAATCTCAAATGCATTGTTGGATAGAGGCACGTTAGTTATGTCGGCACTTGCGAATAAGAAATAAACGTCACCTCTCTTTAAATGAACGGTAGTGTTGTCAAATAAGGTTAAAGAGTTGTCCGATATTCTTAATTGGACATTGTTGGTATGACTCGAGTTACCGTTTACGTCCGGATCTGCCCCATTCACTGGGAACGCAGGTACACTCCCCCCAGGATTAACCTCGACCGTCCAATCCCCGTAAATTACAGGTACACCAAGACCCGCAACATCGTTATCAATGTCTGGGAATGTCGTAGATGTGAAAACTGCTGGAGGAAAACTGACGTTGATCTTGTCAAATTTATCCCGAGCGCTAATTCTTATCGTCTTTACCGTCCTACCGAATCCTCCTACGTCGCTTACAAACCCCGAGAAGATAGTTTTATAAGTTGACGCGACATCTCTAAGACCGATCTTCACCTCCACAGTCTTACCAATCCACCCACCAAAATTAGCGCCACCAGGCAGAAAATTATTAAATCTTCCGTCAACATTGGATAGCTCCAATTCTAAACTAGAAAATTCCAATTCCCCCGCAAGCCAGTCGCCGATTGTTCTTTGAATTACCGGGAAGTTTAGAAGAGCTTCGTAAAACACTCCTCCGATATATTTGTTACGATCAGAAGCTCGAATAAAACCCGTAGGAGTTTGAATATCTACCGCCATTTCTAACTGACAATTCAAATTATCGTGGCAAGCATCAAGTAATGCTTGGTCTAACACAGTCGCAGTAAGGTGCGGTTGTCTGTCTGAAGAACTCATTATAAACTCTCATCCACGACTACAGTGAAATTTACGTAATCTGCATCAGCTCCCCTGTTGTTGTGTCTCTCAGTGGGTATAGATTCCATTTTTCCAAACACTGCGAATCGGTCCGTTACTTTCTGATCGTCTGGTGAAGGTGTTGGAATCCAGAGACACTTATTTACTGTCCTACGTTCCTTAAACATCGAACGCATAATCCCAAAATTCCTTTTGTTGAAATCAATACTTCTAAACTCCAACTCAACTCTACGCTTTATCGCCCGGCTATTAGACACGTTCGTATGGCCCTCAGTACCAACACGATCGGCAAAATCCTGGATTTGGAAAGGTATCTCGTCTACAAAGCATTCTCCTATGAAGACTTTTGAAGCTCCAAAAACGATCGTCCCGATTGAGATAAAATTATCAGGGTTAGCGGCATCGTCGATATTTACACGCCAATATCTTGCTGAAACATCCGGAATCAAAGGTGCTATGTAATAGAAGTTCTCTTCAGTGACCTCTAGTACCAAACTAACTACGATATTTGTAAATCCTGAGTCTGTTGCTCCCACTAGAGTCACTAGGGCCGATGTAGTTAGATTGTGGTTAAGAGCAGCGAAAGTGTCCAAGAATACACCTTGTGGCAGTCCTGTGTCACACGTCAAAGTGACACCTGTGACGGTCCCAAGAGTCGAACGCCAAATTTGTTCTACAATATCCGTGTTTAGGTTGTTAGCGTTGAAGTCCCCTGGCTCTGTACTATTTGCAGTCCAAGAATTTCCAGCTTGCCCTGGAGTGCCTCGGCTCGGGAAGTCGCATAGTATCCGTAGTAAATCTGTATTGTAGAGTGTTATCAAAGCCTGAAACGCTGCAATCTCAGAATTTACCGCGATGAATTGAAACCCATAACGATTGTCGCTGTCCAAGATTATGAATTTGCTTTGTAGTCCGTAACGGTTGTTAATATCTGAGATTACAATATTGGTTTGCATCCCGTATCGATTGTTGATGTCCGAGATTACAAAATTACTCTGGGTTCCGTAGCGATTGTTTACGTCTAAGATTACAAGGTTACTTTGCATTCCGTATCTGTTGTCTACGTCAGCGATTACAAAATTGGTCTGTAAGCCGTAACTTTCAATGTGATCTACAATGCTAAAGTTAGATTGGATAGCGAAAGGAGCAGTTTCAGTGATTAAAAATTGAGTTTGTTGCCCTGAAACATCGTCTTCGGCAATTACAAAATTTATTTGATTGCCGTATTCATCGGTATGGTCAACAATTTGGAATTTAGTCTGTAAACCAGCTTCATGGGTGTTAGAGGTGATGAAAAGGATTTGACAGCCCATGTAGCCTACACGACTTGGGGATAAGTAAGGTCCCGACAAATAGTCGTCTTCTAGATAATCCCCCAGGTCTGTGTAGACAGCTATGGTCATGATCTTGTACCTTTATCGCTCAAAACAAAATGGCCACGTAAACTTTGCTTCTTGATCTCACCCATCATCTGCGGGACAATTTTTGTCCGTATTACGTCCGCGTCTAACGGTTGGGTTGTATTAATCTCAACCCTGACTTCAAAATTTTGATTGACGTTCGATTGTGGCATGATTCCTTTATTGAGACTAGCTAAAACACCAGAACCTAGCGAATTCGCTGAATTTTTATTTATTACGAATTCACCTGGGGTTAACAGGGACGGTACTGAATCAGTACTCCCAGAACCGGGCACTAAACCCCCAGAATTAAACTCCGCAAACTTCTCGATATCCCCAGGAATTAAATCTATGTCCCCCCAAATCCTCCCCGAAACTCTTTTACCCAAAATGCTAAAATCAAAATCTAACGCAGGAATCTTCAGTTTGTTTATAGTTTCAATAAATCCATTTGCGATCTTAATGAACAAATTCGCACTATCTTTAAGCCCTGAAGTGAGAGCTTCACTGAAACCTTTGCCCGCTTCAGTGAAGTCTAGATTCAATATCCCTTTTAATCCCTTGAAAATATTTTCAAAGAATCTTGCCGAGCCTTGAAAGATATCTCTCACCGGCGCTATAGCTCCAGAGAATGTCTCCTTTAGCCCTCCAAACAGATCGGTCAAGGGTTTTATGGATTCAACGAATAAATTCTTAAGGCCGGAAAACAAGTCCCTTAAGGGTTTGGTCGCTGTATCGAAGATACCTGATAGTCCGTCAAATAAACTCTTCAGACCGTCTAGGATTGGTCTACCAATATCTTTAAGAGTGTTCCAGATTGTACCTAAGGACTCCCAAGTCTTTTTGAGCCCTTCAAAAATTAAATTTAAGGCGGCTGTTAATACCTCGGCGCCTTTGTTTACTACCGTAAGTAGTGCCTCGAAGGCCTTGCTGAACAAGCCCGACACTAATACGCCTACTTGCTCTAGACCTTTCCACGCTTCACCCAAAAGATCCGCCAGGCCTTGTCCGATGGTTTTTAGTGCCTCCCACAAAGCACCTAAAGCTATTACAAGACCTTCACCCACTGATTTCAGAATCTCCCAGGCGCCTTTTAATCCCTCTAATATTCCGTTAAATATTGGAGATAGAACATCCTCAAAAACCCATTTGAAAGCTTGTACCACACCGTCAAACAAGAAAGTTAGACCCTCGATAATACCTAGCCAAGCTTTGGATAGTAAATCCAGAAGAAAATGCCAAGTTTTGACTAAGAATCCTTCGATCAACTTCCAAGCCCTAATTAAAAAAGCCGCCGCACGGTTCCCGCTGGAGGTTATAGCCTTTGCTATCTTGTCCGCTATATCCAACCCTTGAGCTTCTTTCGTGGCATCTCGAACAGTGAAGAGCTGTTCTGACACACCGGTAAGGGTTTTGACGGCTTTATTCGCACCTTCCTCAATTCCTTTACCGAGATTAAATATTGCCTTACCTCCGAAGATCTTAAACAGTTCATTGAGCAATTCTTTGATCGCTTCGATGGTCCCGTCAACTACCGAAACTATTATCTCTGGTATAAGTTTTGGTAATGTCTTGACCAGCATCGATACAAGTTTTACCGCACCTTTCACTATCGAAAGAGTTAATTTAGGTAAGAAGGTGATCGCATTTTTAGCTACTCGTTGGACCATCTCAGGCAATTTATCAAACAGCTTGACTAAGGCATCTATGAATTTTTTAAGTCCTTCACTTAGAGCTTCTGGTAGTCTTTCTTGGAAATCCACTGCAGCATCAATACTATTTCCTACTTGATCAATGACATTCCCTAAGAAGTTTCTTACTAGATTAGTGAAGGAGCTCAACACTTCTTCTGAAGCTTCGATAAGAGCTTTAGGCCAATCTGTGATCTGGTTTAAAATTCCTGAAACGGACTTCAAAATCTCTGGCAGTTTGAAAATTACAGCTAGTAGCCCACCCACCGCACCTACTGCGCCGTTTAGTGCCCCAACCCCCTTACCCAAAACACTTGCAAAGTTTTTAGTGCTGACCCCCAAAACATTTTGGATATCCTGCAAACCCTCAGAAGTGAAAAAGTTTTTACTGGACTCAGCAGCCTTTATCTTCAATTCAAACTCTTTACCGTGGAGAGATTTAAGTTTATCAATCTCCTCGCCTATCTTTTTATCCAAAAGCCCCGCAACCCTTAATTTCTCTCTTTCAACTTCTAAAGACTCCAACTGCAATTGGTAGCCATATTGCAAATTTTCGGAGGTGGATTTTCCTTGAGAAGAAGCTTCCTTCTCTAAATCAATAATAGATTGCGAAAGACTCTTATACCTAGATTTCAAATCGTCTAGGACTTTTATCCTCTCGTCGTCTATCTTCTTAAGAGCTTCTTGTTTTTTTCGAAGGTCGAACAACTTCAATTCTAACTCTAAATTTTCTCGGAATTTTTTAGATAGAGCCGTTATCCTAGTTTGACCACCGAAGAAAACATTTTCGGCATGCTTTAGATTCTTAACTTCTAAATCAAACTTCTTTTTGTTTAATTCAATCGAAAGCTGTAACGCCTTTCTTTCTTCTCCAGAAGCTTTTAACAACTCAACTTCCGTCTTAGATAATTCCTCCCTCCAATTTTTTTCTAAATCTATTAGTTGTTTTTGGCCAGAGAAGAACAATTTGTAGGATTCCTCGCGGGAATCTTTCACCTTCTTCAACAAATCTATCGCTTCTTGTGAAGACTCGGCATTAGCCCGATCGAATTTATCTTTCTCCCTGTTGAATTCAGTAAGTGATTTCTGAGCCTTACCTATGGCCTTCTCGAATTCGTCTCCAAATATTTCAATCTTGTTAAAGTTTAAAACATCTAATTCTACTTCACCTAGAGACAACTTTTTTTGAGTCTTAGAAAAGAAGGACGCACCTAACTTCTCAGATTCAATAATTTTCTTATCGTATTCTAGGAAGGAATCTATCACATCCTTAACAGACTTCGACAAAGAAGCCATAGCAAATTCAGATTTACGGATAAATTTATCGAGCGAAGGAGTGCTTTCGGTTAGGAAAAATCCCACTTTTAAGATTACGCTCCCGAAATAACTCAGGACACTAGCGGCTGTGCCAAACCCCAAAATCAGTACCTTCACAATCTTGGCTATCTTATCCAAAACTAGATTTACAAATGGAAGAATATTGGATTTTAGTGATTTACCGAAATCTTTGGACACTTCCGCTGCATGGCCTAAGCCCTCAGAGACATTATCTAAAGATTTACTGAAGTCTGAGATTGCGTCACTTACAATAGACACTTCCCCTACGATCTCCCCCATCGCTTTGCTGGTGGCAGTGACAAGAAGAAACAGTAAAGTGAGCTTCGCCGCTATCGGAGCTAGTATGACTATGGCTTTGCCGCCGAACGTAACTACCTGCTGAAAAAACCCTAAAAGCCCCGCGGCGAGACTGATAAGAGTTGCTTTCAACCCCTTGGATATCTTATCGAGGTTCGCAAATCTTGAAAGTACGTCAGCTATCGAAGTTTTAAATCCTTTGCCGAACACTGAGAGGAGATCGGATAAACTCTTTATCCCCTCCTGCCGTAAAAACTCCCCCCCGAGAGATTTAGAATTGGCTGAGGTAAATTTTATCACTTTATTAAGTATATCAAATCCACCGATCAAAAGAGTGATGGCGGATAAATATTTTAGTAAATAACCCCCAACAATAAGAATAACGGAGCCAAAATCCGTAAAAGTCCCCACCATCTTTAATATTGGATCGGGTAATTTTAGAATCGCTAGGGTTGTTTTCTGTACTATATCTATTATGAATCGATACAGAACCCCCATCTGCCCTATTTTTGATTGGATAAGCTCCACCGTTTTATTTACCTGAGCAACCCTCCCATCAAAAGTCCGAAGCTCCTCCGCAGCCGAACCTATTATCGGGGACGTTTTTTTCATAATCTGATTGTATCTCAGTTGGGTTTTTTGAAGATCAGACATATTGTCCAGGCTTTTATCGGATGCTTCACTCATTAAGTTTTGAGTTAGGGCTAACTCTCGCAAGTCAATGCCTAAGGCTATTACAGCAGAGCTATTGCCCGTCAACCCACTAACGAGTGCTAATAGTGTATCCGTCAAATCTCTACTATGAAAAGACGCTATATCTGTAGCCCTAGTAAGTAATTCAAATTGTTGAGAATACTCAAGACCGATCGCCGAACCTTCCGCCACCAAAATTTTGACGGCTTTCGAAATGTCAGCTAAGGAAAAAGCGGTGGTTTCTGTCAAATTCTCGACCACTTTCTCCCAATTCTCTAGAGACCCCGAGGCCCCGTCAGTAGAATCCGCAAAGTTTTTGACGCCGAATTGGAATTGATGGATTGTCTTGTCTAACTTTGTAAAAACTGTCTCAAATTTTCGCATCGAATTATACAAGGTCACGCCAATTGATATAGCCAAATCAGATAAGAGATTTATTGCATGTAGGACCGCTGAAGAAAATTGGCCTAACAAAAACCCCGCGACTAAACTAGCCCCCGCCAAGATTCCCAATAGATTACTCTCGGCGTTCTCAGCTGATTTGCCGAGGACAGTTAAGACAGTCGCGGCCACATCTGCCGCTAGTGTTGTACCTATTAGGCCTTTGCCGAATTTCTCCCCGAAACCTATCGTTCCGATCGTCTTAAAAGCAGCAGTTAAAATATTCGTGGCCTCAACATTATGCTGCATTTCTAGAGTCATATCATTGACAGTCTGAAAGAATTTCCCCAAACTTGCCCCAGCAGAGACTACCTCTTTATCTAACTTACCTACTTCCTGATTAATCCTTATAGTCTCAGCATTCATCGACTCTAGAGCTAGTGCGGCTTTGAGAATCTCTTCATCTGCAGAACCCAACTCCTTCAATTCTTTTTGTAATTGAGATAGAGATTTCGAGGAATCCCCAGAATTGACTTTGACTTTGATCAATAATTCCTCTGATACAGCCATTTGCTACCTCCTAGATTTCGGCGGCACGGTGGGTAGAGATTTGGCTACCTTCGAATCGCCTAAAATCATTTTAGCTCGACTACCGAAACGAATTTGGGAATATTTAGGGAGAAACCAGGAACATAGTTCAATATACCACGCCGGTTGATCGAGCACGCCACCGGAATTTAAAAGTGCCCCGGACTCAGCAGTAATTATTAAAAGTTTAAAAATTGATGAAACTTCTACATCCCAAAAAGCTTTCGCGGGGCAAAACCCGTAAAGATCTCCCCCCTGTTCAATTTGTATTGGCCAGATTGATCCATCTTTAGAAGTAAATTCCGTATCTTCGTGACAACGTCTTAAAGATTGAATAGCTTCCGGGCAATTTGCACAATTGAAACTCCTGCCTTTTTTAGCTAGCTCTCTAGTGTCTGTGAAGCTAAGCTCAAGGACGGCTGAGATTTTTTTTTCATGGATTCTATAGAATTAGTATTAGCCTTTTGTCTTGCAGTCACCAAATCATTAATAACCCCGGCACTCACCAACTTCGTAATCAATTCTTTGGAGCAAAGAGAATCTTTATCTCTTTGAAATTTAATCCCTGGACCTTTTATATCGATTAATGAAGCCCTAACCTCTTCGTGCAAATACCCAAGGTTTATCCCACGCGTCTCAGCGTCTACCTTCGCACGCTCTACCCGTTGTTGAGCGTCCCAAGGTAGAACCCTGCGAAAGATAAATCTCGTAGGCTCTTGCTCAGGATCGAGATTTAATAAAGTTTCGTCCAGATTCTCCAAATACTGGTCATAAACTCCATCTTCACATCGAACCGCCGTATCAATCCGGAGAATCAATTCAAAATTCTTTGTTGCGTTATCGTCGAGAAATACACCCATAGCATCCTCCAAAAAATAAAAAAATAGGGGTTGTTAACCCCTAAAGTATCCCACTTAACCTGGAGTATCAATTATTTGAATTCAAACATCACCTCATCAGCCGCATCTTCCGCAGTTTGGTACGCATTCCCCGTGAAAGAAATCGGGATAGTACCAGTGTCGGGTACAGGAATTTCGGGTACTGCGAATATAACTTTGGGCATCGTAGCTTCTAATCTGCGACCTGTCGGAGATCCCAGGACAAGTGTTAGGTCTTCACCCACGAAGTCCCTTACTTTGTTGATAAATTCCACCAGATCGTGATTGAGATTTAGCTCCATCGTCACTTCGGCAGTGAACCTACCACCCGGTGTAAAGAGGGGGCCTCCTAGACCTTCGTGGCCGTAACAAAAGTCCATAGGTTCATGGTTGTTCGTCATATTTATTCCGACTGATCTTACACAATCCATCGTCGGCAAATTAACAATCGAGAAACTTCCCACTAAGCCTGTAATCGGATTGTTGATCGCTGTAGGGGCTGCGGGTTCGTAGTAGCAGAGAAATAGATCCCCAGCAGTGCCATCAGCATCCGCAAGTACAGCTCCATCTAGCGTCACAACATCACCGGCTACAGAAGTCACAGTTCGTGCGGAACCGTTAGGCGTGTCAGTTGATCGAGTACTAGCAACTTTAATGAGCATCACTTTCGCACCAACTGGGAATCTTTCACCTTCCCCCGTCCCTACAGTTACAGTGTTGCCTGCGTTATTATTAGTTGCGGACTTGCCCACACCCACGAGATAAGCAGTCTTAGCCATCCCGGCAAACTCTATCTGCGCTTGTCCGTCCCCAGGGAAAGTCGCATTCCCAGAATCCACGAAAGCGCCGGGAGCTTGTTGTGCCCACTGATCCCCATTGTTGTAAATTGAAAAAGTGATATTCGGCGGCGTCGCAGGGTCATAAGTTAAAACACCACCGGGGGAAGTCTCTCGGCCAAATAAACTCTCATAAAGTACCCTCATACCTGGATCGATTTCCGCAACTGATGGGGCGCCTAAGGACGTATCGACCATAAAAAAAGTCGGTAGAGTCCATTCAGTAGATGTCTTTTGGCGGATTATCCCGCTGTGATGCCTTCCGCTTCTTACTGGACTGCTCTCTACTGGTTGAGTGAAAGTTACCTGCGCACCGTTTATTGTGTAGATAAAATCAGCATCCGCTGGGACTGCTAAAGTTCCTCTTGTCACTTCCTCTTTGATAAAAATCCTTTGCTCTAGCGCAACAGCGTCATTCCCCGAGTTGTAAATTGAGGCAAAATTCTTAGCCATTTCCAAACTCCCAAATTAGTTATTTTTGCCCCAAATCGGGGTTGTCAAAAATCTATTAGCAACTGAAAGGTTCATGAAATAATACTTCAAAATCGAGACGAGCTAAATAGTGTGGAGCAAGACTATGCAAGTCTGTAGCACCCGCCACATATTGGATGTGCATTATGGTGCCGTCTACACCACCGTTTATCCCTAATCTTGGGTCCTCACCAATTTTTTGTTTTATCTCTAATTTCTTGTCGAACAATTGTCCTTGGTCTACAAGCCCAGTAACGGCGGAACGCATTAATACTAATTCGATCGATATTGAAAGAATATTGGAAGTTCTGCCCTTCAATTGTGTCGCTGTCTCCCCATTGTCATAAATCTGAATAGCAGGAAACTCGTGCGCGTTAAACTCACTAGCCAGCAGCCGGATATTTTCGAACTCTACAAGATTGGCCCAGGGTAATTCCTGGAGTTTAGTTTTGAGATTTAAAAATACCTGTTTTTGAATGCTCATTGACTGATAAACCCCTCGGCTAAAATATCGAGGATTTTCTCCCTGTGTCGCACTAAAGCGGGTCTCAAATAAGGCCTTGCAGGTATGCGGACCTGATCTTTCAAGACATACAGAATATCTAGTTTACCGCCGTTCTTTCTTGCTAGGAAAACCTTACCACCCCTTTTAAGCACAAACAAATCTAGAGTCCTTGGGGGTATATTTCTAAATTCCTTTCGAAGGGGAATCGCTAAAGCTCTAGCTCGAACTGGTCTAATAATCCCCCCAAACTCATGAATTCGAGCGTAGGGAATCCCGAAACTCCCGACCAACAGCTCAGGACCATTTGCGGTATCCTGGATTTTGTAAAATATCGAATTAAGCAAATGTCCAAAGTCTATTAGTTTTCTGGTTCTGATATTTAATTTAGCTTGATTCGATATCAACAAACCAACACGATGCAACGATCTCAATAATGCTGGATTTTTAGGTTGAGTTCTTTCAATTCTAGATTTAATTCTAGATATTATTTTATCTGTTTCAGCATTTATTTCAAAAATTGGTTCAGGCATTAAGAATTCCTCACACCAACGCTGGCATCCGGGAATTCAAAACGAACATAGGGCTGCAACAGCAACTCGATGTGTTTGGGCAATAGCTGCTCAAAATTAACGTTTTCTCCTAGTTTACCCTGACTAATAACTCCAATCCGATGGTTTGAAGAAGTGTTGTAATACCAGGCAACCAACTCCAAACAAGCCCAAGTTATATCCGCTGGTAAAGCGTCAATAAGGCCCAAACCTGCAGTGTACTCTAGCTTAATATTCCTGTAACCTTTCGGGAATATTCCGGAAATCCTAATAATCATAATTTCTTTGTCAACGTAGTAAGATTCCGGGTCTACTTCTGCTAAAGCGTTAAAATTGGAAAGCCCATCAATCCAAACTCTCGGCTTACCGCCGGTCGCAGGTCCAGTTACAAAGGGATATTGATTGAGCAAGATCTTATTGCTGGATCTACCGTCTTGATGCTCAATAATCGATTTGCTGACTATCGATCGATTGGTGTAGCTCTCGATCATCGCGCTAGCAGTATTAACCATTCTCTCAATTCGAGAATCTTGGTTCACTACTAACGGGGGAATTTGTAGGTGATCTTTAGCTGTACTCAAAGATACAAACGCATTTACTGCAAGAGCCACAAGACACCTCCAATCACCTACCTCTCAATTCACTTATTCTTTACTTCACCCGCCATTTTATTTCTTGGCGCCGCCGCAGCCCTTTTTTTCTCTGGTACTTCTTCAACTTCCGAGGGGAAAACCTCCGACATGTCCACCGGATCATGGTAAACCTTAATAATATCACCATCTTGCTCTAATATTTTATGCGCTACTTCATCAGGCACTTCGACTCCCTCAGCACCTAAATTCAAAGATATCGGACCAGCTTTATCCAAATATATATAAGGTCCCTTAATGGTTGCTTTTCTTGCCGTGGGATAGGATAGCTTCATATTTAACTCCTAGGTTTATTTCTCAAATCTTTAACACTTTACAATCACTTTCAGCTTTGTGTGTAGCGATATATAGCTCCCACGGCGTCAAAAAACTACTTTCCGCTTCAATCTGTAGCAAAGCTGACCCCGTCACTGACTGATAAGCATCAGAAACGCATTTATAAATCTCGGTACAAACTGCTAAACTCTTGCAATTCAAAACGTTACTTTTGAGGTTAATACCTACCGATTTGCATATCTTCTTTAGACCTAACCCCGCCGCAGCTAGATAGTCGTAACCTTCAAATTTTAACAATTTGGAGCACAAAGAAGCGTAGAAATATTCAGATTGAGGGATACAGTCGTACTCTCTTTTAGCTACAATGACTATCGATTTCTGATAATCAAGATAGTCAATCCATTGAACACCGCCCGGTGTAGAATGCCAGACTATGGTATTTCCACGGTCAAAATGTACGGCAACTGCAAAGTGTGAGCACTTCTCCCCTAAGATTTTACAGACTAGATCTGAGGATCTACTGTCTTTAGTTTTAACCCACAGCAGGGATAGTTTCACTTAAACAACTCCCAGACAACTTGCACTTCAATTTTGTAGCCCGCAGGATGGGAAAAAACCATATCGATCCAATTTATCGGTAGACCCTCTATGTACGGCAAATCCTTCGCTGTCCTTCCATCCAATACAACTTTCGGACTGATTTTTAAGCTAACACCGGATACTAATCTCGTATTAAGCACACCAGGAGCAGCAATGACGTCAACTCTGACGTGCTGGTCTGGTCTGTTCGCAACCTCCGCAAACCCGCCGATAATGTCGTAAGAGAATGTAGGCCTAAAAGACACTTTAGTTTTAACACAACTAGTGTCGATAGTTTCTTGGGTTGTCAACTCTGTGTCGTCGGCCGCTAAGAAAGATATAAATACGTCGGTAAATTCAGAGTTGAAAAGAGATTCTAACGTGGAAGTGGTAAACTGCACCGCTCTTTCGTGCATCGTTCTACCAGGAGTTATTTCTGTGACTCTGTTGATATCCCTGCCCGCAGAATCTCTTTCCGGTATTCGAATGCCCATATTATTACGGCTCCCTCTTGAATCCAAATACACTGCACTGTAATTGAGCTAAACCGGCTGATAAGTCGTCTGAAACTTTAATATTGATATAATCGTTCGTCGTGAAAGTCCCTGACGGCAGTAAAGGGATAGCAACAGAAGGCCTAAATTGAGCGATAAATTGATCTGACCCACTTTGAATATCGACCCTAAAATCACTCCCAGGAATGGACGCCATAATATTTTTGAAATCTTCGGTCTTTTTAATTGGCTCAAAAGTGAAAATCTCATCTTCGCTTTTAACCGACATAACCAAACCATTAGTCAATCCGGTCCCGGATTGACTAAGAAACTTTCCGAATTGGATACCGCTACCCCCACCAAAACACCTGATATACTCAATGAATATTATCTCATCAGAAACAGATTCAACTTTGAAATCGCACGTTCCTGCAATATAGGGGCTACAATCTATTTTAAAATTATTAGAGCCGACTGTATTTTTTAGGTAGGAGTAGAATGCGTCCCCTATTCCTCCTGGAACTGTAGACACAGTACCTGCTATAGCTAAAATTCCTTGCCTTGGATCATTGGGGGATCTCGACAATTCTGTAGGTTTCCCCCTCCTCTTAATGTCAGTATACCCTGGATTACAAACCGTAGCTCCCGAACAAGTCAGAGTCCAAGAACTTCTGGTCCCGAATTCATTAAACAATCGAGAATTAATGTGAAACAATGAGAAATCTTTAGCCACAGAGCACTGCCACTTCGCACTCTGGAAATTGGCGTCAGCATTCAATCCGGTGCAAAGATTTAACGCCACGGCTCTTTCCGGGTTACTATTTGCAACATCCGAGGCAGTAATTGTGTAAGTGTAATCTACCGCAGGGTAAATAGTTCCTAGAGGTGTTACCGCCGCAGGGATTTGAACTCTTACCGTGTTACCGGTAGACCCTATACCATTTGCATCCTCAAGTGTATTGCCGAAGAACCCCCAAGTAGTTCCTTGGGGGTCTTGCCCGAACACTTCTTCAACCGTTACAACCGAATCAGTTGCTAAACGCCGTATACCCCCCTCAAGCAAGACGTCAGCAGTGTGCAATTCGTCTCGACCTTTTATTTTAACAGGCATAACGGACTCAGTATCACCTGTTAAATCTGCCCTTGAATCGTTAACGAGAAGGTAGCAAAAGGCAAAAAAAGCTGGGACGGAAAAAATTAAAGCTCTGAAGATACGTGAATCCATTTAATACTCGCCTAAAGTAGCGTCTAAATACGCTAGAAACTCTTTTGTTTCAGAGACAGCTTTAGCTACTTTCTTCAGATTCTCAGCTTTCAAGGTAAATTTCTCTGCAAGTTCTTTATCCGGTATCTTAAGACTCTGTTCGGCATCCTGCGTTGCAGCATTCGCTTGAGAGATTAGATAGTCGTATTTTCTTTTAGCGTTTTGGCCTTGCAAAATAAGAAGTTCTTTCTCTTCGCAGAAGAACCCGGAGTATTTATTCTTCACATAATCGGGGGAATAAAAGGGTATGGATTTATAGAGTGCATCACGACCCAACATCCATTTGATTGTGTACCCCGACGGATGAATATCTTCGATAGCCATAGCCCCGCTTAGAAGATCTTCACGTGCGAAAAATAATTTCACTACTCAACCCCAAAAAAAACGGAGAAATGAGCCTGCAAATTCATGCAAGCCTCAAATGAATCGACTTGGAATATCCCATACTAACTTACAATCTTAAACTATCTCTGTGAAGAAACTAGGATACTTCAAAAGAACCGCATCTGCAATTTCCTGACTGCCGAAATCAATATCGGTGTCGTTAACAGAAGCTCGCAGTCCCATGGTCCCAGAAACACCTGCCACAACCCAATTAATCTTCATAATCCCACTTCGAAAACCCGCACGGTAGAAGTGTAACATAGTTATAATCCCCCAATATTGTTATTGAATTTCCGTACGCAACCCGTTGAAAACCTGGATTATTGGATTTCTTTAACTGTCAAAGTAGCTCGTAAATCTGAAGCTACATCTTTATTAGTGCCGTAAACTCGAAGTTCTTGGACGCCAGTCCCACCACTAGTGAAATCCAAGCAACTCATCCCATCGGAAATCTGGGTATAATCTCCAGGACCAACTAACAAAGTCGCCAATTCAGTTTCGACATCTGTAACACCAACATCCGCAACCCAGACAATTCTGAACTCAGATTGTCGGAAATTCGAACATATAAAACCGATATCCTTATACTCAGTATTTTGCTGGAGGACAATCGCCAAGACTTCTTGCTCGGAAGTACCGCCAGTCACTTTGTCTGTAGCTGACAAACACGCAAAGTCCAAAGCCTGAGAAGTTACCTTTAACTGTCCAAATTGGTCGATCTCCAGGTATTTGAAATTGCCGGAAGGATCTTTGGCGACCAATCCCGGGATCGCATTTTTCCCGGTGACCGTAGCACCTTCAAGTGCTTTATGTACCGGGACACCTGCATTATTGGCTAAATCTTCAAGTATAGGAAAAGCTTGCACTTTATAATTAGTTAGAGACATCACTCCCCTCCAGTTATTTAGACGTCTTCACTCGAATATCTTAATTGATAGTCTACTCCAATCACTGGTCCTCCACCAACTAGCGTTTTAAATTGGATCTCTATCAACTGGCCAGCATTTGCTACCGAGTTGATCGGATGGAATTGCAAATCGTCAACTGGATACCCTGGGCCTGTAGCTCCCGAACCTACAGCCGACCCATCTATTAAGATTTCATAACTGCTATGAGACCTACAAACTAATCGATTCCTTACTAAATGATATTTTTTACCCCCCGGAACTGTGACGGAAAAGGGGGTTTGCAAAAATCCAGGAGTGGACACAAACGACCCCGCAAATACTCCAGGGGAGCCTAATACATCAGAAACACTTATCTTTCCATCTGTACAGCGTAGAAAGAAAAATTTATTGGTCGACTCATCGTAACAGACGACAGGAATTCCTTGATTGCTCGGAACGGCTAACTGACCTTCATTCACTAAAGCCCTATCAAGCTCAGAGGCAAAAGAACTTACAACAGTGATATAGACGCCGAACTCCGCATTCCCTCCAGCCACAATAGCTTCGCAAATCGGCTTATTGTGGATTCGAGTCACTGTAATCCTGTCTGTAGACCCGGCCACAGTTTGAGTGCCGTGAGACTCTAAATCGTATCGTTCTCCAAATAAATCCCCAGTCGTATTATCAAAATAATTGATTGTGACCGAAGCTCCGGGGTCGAGAGACTTTATAAAGAGACTGGAAAGAATAGAGTTACCTTGAATCCTTGAAGTTTTTAAATAAGTTCCGGGAGATCTCGATACAGCCAAACCCTCAGGTGTTCGAAGGGGGAAAATATCTTCACTTTGAAATTCATTGAGTAGTGTAATTTTTGACAAAACCCCCTCCCGTAAAGTTTGCTTAGACCATAGTCTAAAGTAGCAAATCGGGAATTAAAAAGCCTACCCTTTGGGTAGGCCCAGCACATCAATAAGTCACGGGAGAATTAGACCAATGACTAATCGAATCGATTATAGCGTGACATCGATACCCAGAACCGTAGAAACTTCGTTAGCATTCTGCTCATGACCTTTAAAGTCAATCCTACTATAACTTGCCAACAAATAACGGTCGTGGTCCGGAAGATCTTGCTGTACTCGTACAACGATAGGTCGGCGAACACCAACCCAAAACCGACGAGCATTTACTAGGTACACCAAACCCTTGGTGTTTGGACCTGCAAGAGTGTTGACTCCGGTCGCCGCTACGTTTTCACGTACAAACTCAGAAGTCATGATTGGAATACCCCTGAAAGCTGCAAGAGTTCCGGACAAGATTGTAGCTTGAGGTCCAAATTTTTCAACACTCGTAACTTCTGGCAAATTAACCGCTTGATTGTAAGTTGTCGGGGAGAAGATATAGGCAAGATCACGAACATTCACACCGAACTTACCCATCGCTGCTCGCATCTCGTCAAGCTTTGCAGTAGTAACAGCTGAAGAGAAAGTTACTACTGAGCCGTTTGCAGAGTTAGCAAGCGCCAATTTACGTAGACCTTTACGCAACTTACGAGCGTCATCGGCTGCAGTTACGTCGTTGTCCATGTGTGTCCCGGTGTCATCACCGTTCAAAATGACAGTCTCACGAGCACGGATCTGAGCTTCCGCAACTTCCATACGGCCAAGAGCTAGGATTGCAGGTGCAGAATCCTCGTTCAATTCTTCAGACAGAGGATAAAACTCCCCGAGTTTTCGAGAATCGAAAGTGATATTAGTTGTATTGAAGTTAGAACCTGTCATTGCTACACCTTCAGTCGCAAGACGTGCAACTGTTACACCAGTTTGGACAGGCAGTTTGAAAGGGTTGGTCGGCATAGGCATTTCACGGAAGAAGTTAGCTACTTTCTTCTCAAGCTCGTACTCTTCAACGTACTGGACCGCTACTGCTGTAGGTATCCACTCAAGACCGCCACCTGCTACAGTAGTGCCGAAAGCTTTAAGCATTGGTATCAAATGGTCTTTAGCGAAATGGGAATTCAGAATGTTTTTTACCTGAGCGTTTTGTTCTTGCTGATCTTTACTTCCTCTACGAGCTTCAATGTCAAGATTGTCGCGGTAGAAAATTTGAGCGATGAATCGAGAAACGTCTACCGCTTCTTTGTAAGACCTCACCATCTCTTTGTAGCCGATATCAACCCCTGCGAAAGCAGGACGACCTACGTTGAGAGTCAGCAATTTCTCAGGATTGCTAACTCCAAAAGCTTGTAGACAACGAGATTCCATAGAATTACTACGATTCCCCACTACTTGGCCAGCTTGACCTGCATTTATGCCACTCGTCAAAGCAGCAGCAGTCTGAGACTCGGCTTGTTTTTCTTGGATCTCTAGAGTCTCTTCGATTTTGGCTAGACGACTATCCAAGTCCTTCGAGGGTTTTTCACTCATTTTTCTATTCTCCCTTTCAAGAAGATTTTTTAGACAATTTCTTAATCCGAAGTTCAAAATTCTCAACCATTTTTGATACTTTATCAAGATCATTAGATCGCAACACGGGGGACGATTGGGGATTATCGGTCTTGGGATTATTATCGCTTGAGCTTTGAGCTGTTGCAACCCCCGAATTCTTCAGATCCCTGATCGCTTCTAAAATTTCCTTAGATATAGATACTAATGAACCTGCCAAAGCTAACTGGGATTTCATTAAGTCAAGGTGCGGTGATCCGAAATCCATCTCGGTGGCTTGCGGTGCGACGGGGGTTGAGACCGCAGCAGAAACTTCAGACCCCTGGTCCGCTTGTTTACACTTTGAGTCTAGCTTTACTAATAACTCCTTACCTCTCGAACGGTATTCAGGATTTCTTTGCAGAAAAGATATAACCTCGAAATCGATTTCCTTACAATCCACAAAACCTTTTCGAGTTACAATATTGTGAAGAAGAAAATCAGTAATGCTATCCAGGGGGTCACGAATATGAGATTTTTCGCTTTGCTCCTCCGCCTGCTCCACAGTCTTTTCGTCCTCGGCATTTTCTTTATCTTCTTCGTGACACCCTTCCTCCTCGTCGCACCCATCAGTTTCCTGATTACCGGACTTTGCAGTCTGTTGATTTTCACCCTCGCTGTCTTGCTCCACCTTTTTCTCTGATCGGTCAACTGACTCAGCCCCGTAATTTTGATATTCGTCACCTGCAATGAATCGCAGCATATCTGTAGCCATCAAAAAAACTTGCGAGAAAGCTTTGATAAATTCTTCCGGGACCGGAGTTACGACACCTGCCAAAATATCCAAAACCATCTGCATTGATAATCCAGACAATTCGGCAACTCGATTTAATGACGCGATCTTGTCAAATCCCTCCACCCGGCTTTGCGCATGAGCGATAGAGGAATGGAGAATTTCCGCCATGTGGCACCCCTTTTCGCTTACCACCCTAGCACAAGCCGAGTGATAGTCTTTAATCTCTTTGAGGGACTTAGTCGTCAGAGCTTTCGATAAATCAAAAATCGAAGCCTGGTTCATGGGGATACTTACGACAGAAATCTCCAGCAAATTGGCAGTGGAGATTAAATTTACCCCGTCTTCCCGTCGAGATTCAGAATTACAAGGATCAAACCCGACAGAAAACGTGCGTAAGATTCCTTCACTGATCATATCCCGCACATAGGGAATTGGAGCGGCCTGACTTTTCGAAATTTGAATTTTGCAATACAGCCCATTTTCGTCAGATTTAACTTCGATAGCTTTCCCTATCGGACAATTTCGATCGTGATTAAAAAATATAATCGGATTAGTTTTGAATTCTTCGAGCTTCCAAGCATTACCCGGAATTAAATCGTTTCCTCGATCAATAATTGCTTTATTCGCGTAACCTTCGATAATTACAGACTTTCCTTCTGATTTAACTTCAGTCGGACTAAAATCCAGGGAAATCTTTTTCATTTTTCGAGCCCTTTATTTTTGAATTTAATTAATTCCTACAAATTATCTAGCTGCAGATCCGACGGATTTAAATTTAAATCCTGCAATTCGGATTCCGGTACAGTCAAAAAATCGCACCGACAATTAATTGTTTCTTCTGGAGGACCTGATGGATCTCTCGGAAATTGTAACCCGTTGTCGAACGGGTCTTCCACCAATTTAATATCTCCATCTAATTGAACGTGGGAATCCCTTACTCTTGCGTCACCTGCAGACAACCAGACTTTAAATATTTCCTCCCCTTTAAATGCCTCAATCATGTTTTCCGTCGCAGCAGCTTTACCTAGTGAAATTGCTGTTAAAACCTCAGTTCTAGCAATTGTTAGAGATCTAGCAGGAGTAATTTCTCGGAAATAAAATGCTATCGCGGAAGATATTTGGTCGATAGTAGCCTGATCTTTTACCCCCTGTTGAATAATTCCCAGAATTGCGTTGGTTGTGGTTCTGGAGATATTTGCAAAAGTCTCTAACCCGCGAGCAGACAAAATTGACCTGCGATCTTCCGAATCCCGAATTTTTAATGCCAGCACAGCCTCAGCATTTTGCTGATTTTTCAAAATCGGGGTTAATTGCACGTTGTAGGAGCTCTCGACCAGCGGAAATAAATCCTCCAAAATTCCTTTTTCGATGTCAGCAGTGTCTTTTTCCAATTCCCGCAACAATTGTCTGCGAATTTTGGAAGCCGGAGGAGTCTTTTTAGGAATTTCAGATCCGGCTTTTTCTAAAATTGAATTTAATTCGGAGATTTTGTTTTCCGGAATTAAATTAATTCGACTCAAAAATAATTCAGAAGCGAGTAATTCCTCCTCCTCGTCGGTCAACAACCCCTCTAAATCGCTTTCGGTTATATCTTTAAACTGTAGATTAAAATCATAGAAAGTTTTAAAACCGCTTTCTATGAGGTTTGGTGCATCTTTTGGGTACAAAGTTGGACATAATTCGACACCCTCAGTTAGTGCTGACCCCTTATTTTGTAGGTCGAGCAACTTGGAAAATTTGACGTACCATACAGGCTCTCGATTTTCGAGAGTTATCCACACCCTATCCTTTAATGATTCCGAAACATTACAGCTTTGAACGTGTTTTTGTACAAAAAAGTTTACATTTTTGTCCAATTCCTGGGATTTGGCAAAGTCGTAATTAAAAATTTTCCTCCCTGTATTATCCGAATCTTCCAGATTTTGAGAATTTTCGGCCTCAAAATTTGGAGATTTGGCATAAAAATAACGAAAAATTATTTTCTCAGTATCTTCCGTATTTTGCAGAAATTGAAAACCGTTGTATATCGTAGTCTTGACAAGACCATACAAATTTTCATCGAAAAATTGTTCGTTTTTAGCGATACTTCCATCCTCTAAAATCAACACGTTATGAGAATTTTCCCATACATAATGACGTAAACAAGAAAAACGCACCTGTTGACAATTCTTCACAACGAAGTAAGTGTTTGATTTGACATTATTTGACGATTTTGACGGGTCTAATTTTTCAGACTCGTTTAACATATTCACTACATAATTCAATATGTTATAGCGTTGTATATCGAAAAGTTGTGAAATCTTGTCAAGAACATGCGCCGTTTTGACCTTCGAATAGTACTGAAGGTACTTTTTGGAATAATTCATCTCCTCTTTGAATAATGCACCAATTATTTGCAAATTTTCAGCTCTCTGTAAAATCAATGGGTTAGGTTTTTCGTCATTTAAATCAATTTTTGCATTTAATTCTGATTTTGATCGAAAAGGGGGTTCAGAGTATTTCCAAAAAAGATCCTCCAGAAAATTAGGTGTGTCACTCCCACACCTTTTTTTTCCTCTGCCTATTTTTTGCACACTTTTTTGGGGGGTAAAGCCTTTTTTTAGGACCCTTTTAGACCGAGTGAACGATTTTATATTGTTTTCAAAAAAGGTGTATAGGGGGTCACCCTCTATTATGGGAAGGGTTCCCTTTCCCATTTCCTCCCCCCGACTCCCGCTTCGGAGAATTAGGAAAGTGGGGTCGTCGAGGGACGGGGCAAAAATAATTTCGGGGGCACCCGAATTAATCCCCCCCGACTGTCGATTACTCTTGAAGCAGACAAGAAGTTGTGGCGCTCCCGCTCCCGAGTCGATTCTCAAACCAGAGTTTATAATCTGTAAGTTTGATAACCCTAATGACTTGTCCTCCTCTGAATCAGATACCTCCTCATCTTCCGGCTTGGAGTCCTCTGAATCCTCTGACACCCCATCAGGATCGCTAGGATCATCGCTAGGGGCCTCCTGGGGTAATGGATAGCTCCCAGGTAGGTTGTCTCCTCCGTCCAGCGCTGGCTTATTCCAGAGCTCCCTAATCTCGTTTAGAGTCCACTGGTCTTTGAGTAGCGCACCTAGTTCTGCTTTAGCCCTTAGATCTTCTTGCAGAGCTTCGATATGCGAGGTGTCAAAGCAAAGGACCTCGTCTTCTGTCAAAATCCCTCTGTTGCGGAACTCTTTAGTTAAATGCGCCGCTATTTTCTTTTGGGTCGGGATTATTGCTGACTGAAAGAAGAACTTGACGGCTTGCTTAGCTTCTTGACTTCCAAGACTCCCAGATTCAGCTAACGATACTGCGTGCTTTGGGACTTTGAGAGCGTTTAGGATTTTATTCCGATTCGATTCGTCAAGCTCGATAAGTTTTTGATCTGCGATTGTCGGAGTATGATTCTCGGCTTCTACACCTTTGGGCAGCACCATAGCTCGTCTCTGATTCCTACGGCCTGTATGGGCCAACTCCATCGATCTGAGAAGCCGTAAAGAGGTTTGCTCTGATACCGCCTTGTCTACGGTCAAAATAAGCCCAGGAGTCGCTCCCTTTAGATAGAACGAGTTTAGGTAGTCTTGAGTGTAGCGATTGAACAGAATCGACTTTCTCGTGGGTATAAACGGACTAAGACCCCACACAAAACTTGCAGGGTTCGGTCTGCGTTGGTGTAAGATCTCGTCTTTCGAGATTACAACTGTTGGAGCCTTACCGAACTTCAAATCTTTTGAATCCAAAGGTAATGGATTGTGGAGATTGATCAGATAGCGAATCAAATTACCTGATCCGTCAAAGTCTAAAATGACGTTCTCAGCTGGAATAGTGATCAGCAAGGAATTGCTCGGAGGAAACCAATTAATGGCGTTGCCCATCAAATTGTATTCAATTGTGTAGTTATACATAAACGAGTGGTAATCTTGAAACGGGTTGGGATTCTCCAACAATTTATTTACTGAATGATTTGAGTCCAATTCCCAAATTTCTTTCCCCCCTACAACAGTCTTGCGTTTGACGACTAAAGGGCAAGAGGCTACGTGATCAGACACAAGGTCTAAAACGATAAAAACCCAATCGTCATTGAACATCGTACCTTTTAACGTGTGAGCATCTAAGAAAGCTTTAATCTCCGAATCCCAAAGACCGCCGTCCCCTGATTTATCCTCAGGAAAAATACTGTCGTAACTCAAACCTTTTTCAAGATAGAAACGCCCACCAATTTTGTTGTCCATGAGACACCTCATAAAGTTAAGAATTCAAAATCTGCGTCAATAGAATCGAAATTATCTTCCTCGAAATCTTCTTTAGTTAGATCGTCTAAATCTTTGACCTCCATCGCTAAACCTGTCGAATATTCTACTGCAGTAAACCAAGACAAAGCTAAGGAAGTTACAATATCGTCGTGTTGTCCCGATGGAGCGCTATAGGACATCTTACCAAGTTTGCTAACTTCTACCTCGTAATTCTCCAACTCCTCCAACAGCTCTTTCCAAAAAGGTATTTCCACTTCTTTTTTCTCTATACCGAGAATTAGCTCCAAGACTAAGTCCGACTTGCGATCTTGAGTAAAAGTAACACCCTCGAAGGGTAAAGAAGTCCTACTTAGTAATTCGTCTAGTGTTTCACCAACACCAGTCTTGTCGTGTCTGATAAGTGTAATGTCTTTGAATCTTTTAGAAAATTGAAACAGTAACTTAACCGCAGAAATATAAGATACGTCTTTGAAACGCTGAAAACCTACTACTCTTTTCGGTGTTGCAAGATAGTCGATCGCTGTAAAGACCGTGTAGTCAGTTTTCTTGGCCCAATCCACACCCAAAACAACTTTACGATTCAAACTGTCCTCAATTATCCAAGATTGCCTGTCTTTATTTTGAAAGTGCAGTACGTCGGTGTAGATTAGGTCGTGGTATCCTACAAAAACGCTACCATCGTCCAGGAATTCTGCACCGTAATACTGTCTGAAAAGTCTGTCGGGCATTTGCCTTCTTGCGATTTCTATCTCTTCGCGAGCAATTAAAGGATTGTCCCACGTCGGGTAGGTATTAGAAATATAGTCCTTTTGATTGGAGTCTAACCCCCTCTTAAAATATTCGAAGAACCAACCCTTCCCCCTCGGTGTACTCACTAAGTCTATAGGTCCACGAGTCGCTGTAGTTGTAGTCCGCACAGAGTTGATAGCTTGAGGTACAACCTTTGAACACTCGTCGATGATCACGTAATCAAAAGCTTCACCTTCAACACTTTCGGGATCTTTATTTAGGCCCCTAAAAGATACCACAGACCCGTTGTGTGGAGTAGTAATCGTGAGAGCCGACGAGTTTTTTAACCTCAATTCCGGATGCAATAATTTCAAGATATACTTGAACCCTACAGCAGCATTTTCGTAGTAAGGTGCACCCCACAAGATTTGTATCGGTCTCTTAGAGTTGAAAAGTATGGACGCGTATTTAATAGAAAACCCTAAAGTTTTTCCGAACTTAGTCCCACAAACATGAGTCCCAAATTTCTCAGTCCTCGGAGCTACTATCACTTTTTGTTTTTCGTGGAGCGGTGGGAGTATTAGTTTCACTCGGTTCAATTTTTTTAATCCTTTTTTTAGATGCCATCGTTACAACGTATTTACTCGGCAGACACAGTTTTTCTCGGTCTTCCACGTCTTCGTTTTTGCGTATCATTGCTCGAATCCGACCCTTCTTCGTCTCCGTGTACATTAGATCCTGGCCCATGAATGCTTTCTCCTTCCAGAATTTCGGAATCTTCGAATCCACCTAAAGTCTCTACTTCTATAACCTTTTCTTCTTTACGGGTTATTATAACACCTTCTGAAATCTCAGCGGTATACTCCGTAACCTTCGAAATATTTGAATTTCCTGGCAATTCTTCATTCACAACTCGATCGACATAAGCCCTAAATCTTTTTGTGAGCATGAATTTAATAGTGCTTTCGCTACTGTGCTCGTAAGTTTTGCCGTTAATTTTGTGCCTTTTGTCTTTGTGCTGACCTGTTGCGTGCATTAATAATAGAGTTTCCCACCAATTTTGACACTTAGCCATTCCTATTTCTACTGAGTCTTTGAAGGCTGGATACTGCGTACACCATTGATATACTTTACTAATTGGCACTTCTATATGTGCACAAAAACTTTCTAGAGACCTACCGCCCGCCATCCAATCGATAACTAAAGCACAGTAAGAAACTTCGTAATTGTAAGATCTTCCGACCCTTTTAAGACACTCGGTAACTGCATTTTGTTTCTGTTCCATAATTCTCCCGTGTTCAAAATTTAAGAGATTGACAACTTATCCTGTAATACCCTAGGGTTAAGTCTACTAATTTTATTTTAAATATGGAACATTTTTGAAGGATTTACCCCACCGATGACCCAGGACACCCTAAAAATTGTTAATTTGAAGATCAAAGAACTAACCCCCAACCCCGATAATCCGAGAGAGAATAAATCTACGGTCCCGAAACTTGCAGAACTTATTAAATCTTTCGGGTTTCTAGTCCCCTTAGTAGTCAATAAGGATTTCCAGATTATAGCCGGTCACGCGAGATATCTAGCAGCTAAGAAATTAAAATTGGTAGAAGTCCCTTGCGTAATTGCCGAGCACTTGAGTTCTGCACAAGAAAAAGCATTTCTGATTGCAGACAATCAGATTCAGAAATACTCCCACTTCGACAATGACAAATTGACTGTGATTTTTGAGAGTCTAGCAAGGGAAGACAATTTCGATCTGACTCTGACAGCTTTCACTCCGGAGGAGATTGAAACTTTCATAGTTGATACAGACCTGTCTTTTTTGGGAGCGGAATTACCTTCAAATGATCACCCCCTAGACCTTGAACCTTCCAGTAAACCCAGCAAACGTAGAACTAAATCTAAGGACTCAAACAATAGTTTGGAAGATCTAAAAGAAGTCACTTTCTTTTTAACCTCCCAGCAACAAGCGGTTTACACCCAAGCTTTTGCAGAATGGAGAATGGAAAGCGATAAAGAGGATCAGACAGACGGGGAGATATTCGCAGAAATTTGTAATTACTGGCTGGAGTCTTGAATGAATTCAGATATAGAGAGAATTACTAGAACGGTGCATATGTGTCGCAGAGCTTTTTGGAGTTTATGTATACCGCACCGAAAACTTGAGAAGTGGAAAGATCTGAAAGATAGGGATAAATCCCTAGCCATAAGTCGTACAAATTTTATATTGAAGAACTACCCGGTTGCAATGCAAGAACTAACAAAATTTTTAGGTTACGATTGGACGGAGATAGGAGATTTTGAAAGGACGGAATTGAGTTTGATTTTGTCAATTACAGTAGTTTTATCTAGAATCCCTGAGTCCAAGAAAAAATAAGAAAGGTTGAAAATTGGAAGTATTTTACGACCCATTAGACTCAAGATCAATTAGTTTTGGGTCAGACAGGAGATGGTCGTTCCAAACTGTCAGTAATAAAGATTCAAGAATTGTAGGGTTAAAAGATTGCAGTACCTATCTATTTTGTATTCGCGGTAGATTTATTGTGTCAAGCATAGAGAATAGGGAATGGTCGAGTTTTATAAGACCGGGGAGCATCACCTGTTTCCCCGGTCAATTTAATTTGCAAGTAGTGCACGGGGAAGAACCTTTGCTTTATTTTTGCACTTCAGTAGGAGTTTTATCTCCCTGGGAGCAAAGAGTTTGGTTAGACTCTGACCCTCATTATTTCACCCAGGGACACAAGACACCCTTTAAAATCCCTCTACTGCCTACTCGCAGGGGTTACCCAAGAGTTAGAGGGTATAGGTTTAGGAGTGCGTTCTTGGAAGTCAACAATTTTTGTTACGAAGAAGAATGCGTAGGTGTTGTATACCGGGGACTTTCAACTCTTATGCTTTCAGAAGATAATAATGTCGAAGGTGAAATAGCTCTAACCCAAGGCAGTATATTTTTTGTAAGTCCTGGAGAGACGCATGGGATTAGGAACGACGGGAATGTCGGAGACCTTAGAATAGCTTATTTTTTTCCAAGGTGAATGACAATGAAGCCCTACGGAATTTGGATCTTCGAGGTGCGGAGTAAAAGGTGGGGTGAAGACTACGCGCGACATACTTCCAGGGGTAGAGCAAGAAAAGAAAATAAAAGAGAAGTATCGGAAGGGTTACAAGATTACGAATCCGAAAAAAAGTGGGGAGATGAAATTTGAGCTATGAGGATCAAAAAGTAAAAGTTGAGGAAGTTTTAGAATTAAAAGATTACCTACTACAATGCATGCGGCAATACCACGAACAAGGTGGATTCCGGAACAGTGAAGATATCGTTTACAGCGGGAAACTAGGCGTTTCAGCTTCGATAAGTGTATTTTTTCATATTATTGCAAGAGTAAGGGAGGCGGGAGTTACAATAGATTTAGATCTAGTAGAGCAACAAGTGCGAGACTATTTCCAAAGAATAAAAAATTACAATACTCTCAATCCTACTGCAGATAACGTAGGGAAAATTTCCAAAGCACGTCAAAAATATAAAAATAAAGGGAAGAAGGAAGGATGGAATTAAAAGATAAAATCATGGCCGAGATCGAAGCTTTATACTCTTGGAATTACGACGTCGCTTTAGTTTGGGACCGCACGAGCACTTACTTTCCAACTTTGCTAAACTTCGTGGAATCTGTAGCAAGAAGAAACGGCAAACTCCCTCTAACCCTGTTAATTGTTGACCCGCAAATATTACCTCCTCCCCTTGAGAAATATTTTCAAGAGAAGATTCCGAGCACGATACATCCGCAGATTTTAAAGATTCCCGCGAAGTGTGAGGATTTGAGTGTTAAATGGATCGCACATAAAAAGAAACTCAAAGATGATCAGAAACCCTATAACCACGCTTTCGAGTATCTAGTGCCAAAAGACCCAAAGAAGGTGTTATTACTGATACATTCTTCCCCCGAGTATAAAGAAAGACGACAAGCCTTTAATTTAACTCCCAACCTCTTAATCTCCAACCCTCTATCTCCTTACACAGAAGAAGAATTGTCCGAAGTTACACTGTTTTACGATCTAGCACCTAGAAATTATTTCGGACCTTTCAGAGTGCCACCAGACTTCTCCTGGTCAAAAATGCTATTCGAATACCGAAAATCTTTGGTATTTTGTTATCCAAGATTTTACGATAAGAACAAGAATCACCCGGTGTTAAGTAAGGCGATATACGAAGCCCCACCCCCGATTTTAAGGGTAAATTTTGAAGATAATCCGCTTAGAACCCTAAGTGCCTACTTTCTAAATCCTGCAAGTCCCTATAATGATGGGTATAGTTTCAGGTCCCTAAGGAATGCAGTCCAAAAGTATATGCTTTTGCGTGAGAAAGATTTAGCCAGTGAACGGTATCATGCAGAGGCATTTCTGGCGTCTATTTAATATTGACAATTTTTGTTATAGTAAGGTAAAAAAGTGATCCGGATAGGAGAAATTTATGGTCATACTATCGAAAACAGGAAAAGTTCCAGCAGGTCGCGGAAGACCTAAATTACAGCGACAACAATTGAAAGACCCTGAAGAACAGTACAGACAAAGATCAATTTCGATAACAGATAAGGATTGGAACTTACTCAAGCGTGAAGCAGACGATTTATCTATACCAATAAGTCAGCTAATTCGCCTAAAGCTTTTGAAGTACCAAGTTCGTAAAGTTGAATTTGAAGACTCTACTTTTTGATCTCGGAGTGAAAAAAATGGACCCGCAACGTAATAATAATAACCCGGTAGCTTCAGGAATTGTCGTAGTCTCTGGGGTTAGCGTCTCATTAGCTTTTATATCTTCGTCTGGCACCTCTTTAGAGCGCCTACAAGTCGGCGCTCTGCTCCTAATTGCGGTAGCTCTCTGGTCTTTCCTCTTTTATTTCTTGTCTCTCCAACATCCAAGAAAATTAAAAGGATAGCGTGTAGGTTATAGATTCCTCTTGTAATAACCGGAGCGAATTTCCGGGTATATCCATCCCCTTTATAAGTTCTTCGACAGATCCGTCAGAACACTTACAACAGTAATTACCCGTGAATTTTTTACCAACTTCTACTGCTGCCAAGGGATCGCAAGCATCATCACAAGCGTCAAAGACGTTTTTCGGTATAACTGTAGTGCAAGAGTAAAATAGAACAGTTACGGTTAAGTAACAAAAACGCATATTTTATAGCCTCTAAATTTGTGGTAATCTATTGATCTAAGAACGATACAAGATTGCAGGGGGACTTCTACAAATTCTCCCTTCCTTCCGCTTCAGTACGCTTCAGTTGCTGCTTTACAATCTTCTAAGCCAATTAATTTTACAGGGTCTCTTTGCAATCGGTATCGATCTTTATTCTTGCACGTGCACAGATCTTCGTCTGTGCTTATATCAGCACCAATACTGTGAAGTCCCGACAAACCGCACCGTATCCTACAAATCTCAAATAAATCAATTGATACTTCTACGATGGTGATAGGGTCTTCCAACTTTCGATAGGGTAAGGCTTCCTCCACATGCGACTTCCCCGAAAGTAGTGAGCAACTAACGCTTAGACTCGTAATAAGCAATAAATCGATTCTTGATTGTATCGTTCCATTGAGCAAAATTCGGCGAATACCTCGGCGGCATTGATCCATTCCCAACCCTCCTCGACGCTTGAGAAGTTAAATATGCGGACTCTGAAGCTACAAAAGCGCTTGACGCGTGACACCCGGCGA